CGCTCCGATTTTCAGAAACGTCGCCTACTCTGGGATGGTGTATTGCGTGACCGTGCCAAACGGAACGCTGATAGCGCGCCGAAATGGCAAGGCCATCATAGTTGGCAACTGCGAGGCGCTTTGCGCTGCCATCGGCTATGCATTCAACGTTCAGCGGATCCCGGAAGGCATCGAGCGCAAGACTTCCATCGAGGCGGCGGTGCCCGAGGGGCATGATGCCAGTCGGGTTGGGGATGCGGCAAGGGAGGCAAGCGAGTCGGCAGCGCAGGCCCCGCAAAACCGCGCAAGTGGTACTGCGCTTCGCACGCGGTTCGCCCGGCAAGGCAGCGCCCTGAACCGAGGTCGATGAGGCGATGGGAATTTTACAATGCTGAGGTGACGCTGCCACCGGCATCGCAGGGCTCCTCCCAAACCCCTGCGGTGGCAGCAGCGCCCTGCAATAACGGCTGATGTTCGCGCGTTACAGCAGAAGTGAGAGGTAGATCACATGTCCGTGATGTCAAAGCTGAAGACTCTGCTGTCGGAGGCGCTGCCTCCGTCAGTGGGGCCTGAGGGGATGGCCCTCCCCAAACCGTCGAGCAAATACATGCGCGGTGGGCGGGGTGTGACCTTCGCGGGCTGGAAACCGGCGCTGCGGGAAAGCCAGGATGATATTGGCGAGGCCTGGGACGATGCGGCCGCGCGGGTGGGCGATCTCTTGCACAACAGCGGTTGGTTGGCCGGGGCCATGGAACAATGCGTCGCCAATACCGTGGGCACCGGGCTACAACTGAAGGCGCTGCCGGAAAATGAAACCTTCGGCATGACGCCAGCCCAAGCATCTGACTGGGCGAAGACGGTGGAGCGCCGGTTCGAGCTCTGGGCGCGCAACGCGCAGGAATGCGACATTCAGGGCCTGCGGACCTTTGGTCAGATGCAGGCGGCGGCGTTTCGATCCTGGCTGGTCACCGGCGAAATTCTCGCGGAGCTGCCCTGGCGCAAACGGCCGTGGAACCGCTACGGCACGAAGGTGCGACTGCTGCCGCCGCAGCGGCTCTCGCGCAAAACGGAAAGCATGAGGCGGCTGATCAACGGAGTCTACACGGATGCCGATGGCATGCCCGTGGGCTACCGTGCGATCCGCAAGGACCTGTTTCGCCACGACGTGGAATACGATGTTCGCGCCCGCGACCGGTTGGGGCGGCCCCGCGTGATCCATATCTTCGAGGGCGCGCCTGGTACACATCGTGGGATATCCCCGCTGGTCCCCGCTTTGCAGGTGGCCCGGCAGTTTGACCAGTTGGCGGACGCCACGTTGATGGCGGCGATCGTGCAGACGCTGTTTGCGGTGACGATCACCTCGGATGAGCCGACGGAGCAGGTGCTGCAGGGGCTGCTGACGCCCCAGGAACAGGCGCAGATGCTGGCGCAGGGCATCTCGCCGATGGAGGCCTATATCGAAATGGTCGCGGGCTATTATGATGGCAGCACGCTGGATGTGGGGATCAACGGGCGGCTGGCGCATCTGTTTCCGGGACAGGAGCTGAAGTTCCACACCTCGAACCATCCATCGTCGGATTATGCGGCTTTTGCGATGCATCTGCTGCGCGAACTCGCGCGCTGTCTCGGGCTGACCTATGAAAGCGCAACGGGCGACAACGTTGGCGCGACCTATTCCTCGCTGCAGGCGGCGACGACAGAGGTCTTTGCCATCACGAAAGCCCGGCGGCGCAACATCATGGCGCCGTTCTGCCAGCCGATTTTTGAGGCCTGGCTCGAGGAAGAGATCGAGGCGGGAGCCCTGCCGTTTCCGGGCGGGAGTGCCGGGTTTATGGCCAATCGCATGGCTGCGTGCCGCGCCGAATGGCGGGGCGACCCGCGTCCGCAGGCCGATGATCTGAAAAAAGCCAAGGCCCACGAGGTCTGGAAACGCCTTGGTGTCATGTCGGACGCGATGATCTGCACCGATCTCGGGGCCGATGTGGACGATGTTTACCAGCAGCTGGCGCAGGAACAGGCGCTCCGGGCTGAATACGGGCTGCCCGAACCGCAATTGATGGGTGCGCAGGGCGGTGGTCCTGCCGCAAATGACGACACAAGCGATGAGGCAGAGACATGACCATCAGCATCGACGAGGCCGATCCCTGCGCGGCGGCCGCCAGCCTGCGGCAGGTCTATGTCCGGCTCGTCGCAGGGGAAGGCGCCATGGAGGTGCGCTTCCGGGCAGGCTCGAACGGGGTAGAGCGGTCGGTGACCTATCATCGCGCGCATCCCGATCGGCTGCTCGCTGTCATTCGGGGCTTTGAAGATCAATGTGCCCGCATGCAGCGGCAACGGCCCCGGCGCTTTGCTGTGGCAACGGGAGGGGTCAGATGACGGACACTGGAGATTGCTCTTTGACCAAAACGGCGCGATCCAATGACTGCACGAGCGGCAAGAATGGTGTGTCTACGCCAATACTGGCTGCTGAGGGGCCAACGCTCGCACAGATTGCGGGCCGCGTGCTGAACCGCCCGCTGCTGCTGCATCCGGACAAGGCCGATCTGATCCTGCATGTGCTGCAGGGCCGGATTGGGATTGAGCCTCTGGCGGCTCCGGACCCGCAATCGAACCGCTTTGTCGGCAGTCACCGCCGCGATAATGGCAGCGTCAGCTCAATGCGCGTTGCAAACGGCGTCGCCATCCTGCCGATCGTGGGCAGCCTTGTGAACCGCGGTGCCTGGATCGGGGCCAATTCGGGGCTTGTGTCCTACGAGGGCATTGCCGCGCAGTTGCGCGAGGCGGAAGCAGACACGGAGGTGCGGGCGATCCTCTTGGATATCGACAGTCCCGGCGGTGAGGTCACGGGCATGTTTGCGACAGCCAACCTCGTTCGCGCTGTGAACGAGGTGAAGCCGGTACTGGCCTTCGTCAATGATGTGGCCGCCTCGGCCGCCTATGGCATCGCGAGCGCTGCTTCCGAAATCATCGTGTCGCCCACATCGATGGTCGGCTCCATCGGCGTTGTGCTGACGCATCTCGATCGCTCGGGGGAACTCGAGGACCGTGGCGTGAAGCCGACGCTCATTCATGCCGGGGCGCACAAAGTCGATGGCCACCCGTTCGGGCCGCTGTCGGACGCGGTGCGCGCTGACCTGCAGGCCGAGGTCCTGAAAATCTACGACCAGTTTGTCGGTCTCGTGGCGGAGGGGCGTGCTGGCCGGATCAGCGCCGCCGCGATCCGCGCCACGGAAGCCCGCACCTATCTTGGCGCGGATGCCATTGCTCAAGGCCTCGCCGATCGTATGGCGAGCCTCGACGAAGTCATCGCCGCGCTTTTGCAACCGCCCTCCGGGGCAAGCCCCCAGAGAAAGGGAGGACCCATGACCAAAATTACCCAGAGCGAGGCGCTGCAGGGCGACACGTCAAATTCGTCCAGAGCCACAGAGGCGACGGCCATCAGCCACGCTGATTTGCAAGCCGCTGTCGATGCCGCACGCACAGAGGCAAACGCTGCTGGTGTCACCACTGGCAAAGCCGAGGCCACGGCGCGGATCAAGTTCATCCTGACAGCGCCCGAGGCCGAAGGCCGGGAGGCCCAGGCGCTGGTTCTGGCCCTTGAAACCGAGATGACGGCTGTGGACGCAGCGAAAGTTATGACGGCGTCCCCCAAGGCATCGGTCCCCACGACGATTGCCGACCGGGCCGCACAAGAGACCGAGCTCGGGGCTGAAACCCCGGCCGATCAACGCAACCGTGCCGAGCGCAGTGTGGCTGGGTGGTCGAAAGCTATCACGCACGCAAATGCGCGCTTCGGCTGATTAGGGGAGTACCACTATGACCATTCTGATCGAAGGCCGGCACCCCGGCGAATTCCTGATGACCGAGGCCAATGGCCAGCGCTCGCGGGAAAACATCACCATCGCCAGCGGTGCGGGCATCATTGCGCCGGGTGCGGTGCTCGGCAAAATCACCGCCAGCGGCAAATATCTGGCCAGTGCCGTGGGCGCCACCGATGGTAGCCAGACGGCAGTCGCCATCGCGCTCTATGGTTGTGATGCCACCAGCGCCGATACTGCGATCGCCGCAATCACTCGCGATGCCGAGGTGAATGGCAAGATCCTGACCTATCATCCCGACCGGGATCAGCCTGCCGAAAAGACGGCCGCTCAAGATGATCTCGCAGGCGTCGGCATTATCGTGCGCTGAGCGCGCGTGACTTTTGGGGTGTGCTAACGTCAGCCCCGAATTCCTCACATTCCAAATCTGATCCCCCGCGCCCTCGTGCTGTGGGCGGATCCCGCGTGGCCAGTCGCTGGCGCGCCGACGCAATAAAGGACCTCCCATGTCGATCCTCAACATTTTCAGTCAGGACGCCTTCAGCGTCATGCGCCTCACGGATGCGCTTCGTGAGATCAAATATACCCCGTCCCGCATCGGTCAGATGGGGCTGTTTCAAACGACCAGCATCGACACGCTCGATATCGCGATCGAGAAGGACAAGGAACAAAACCGCATGCTGGTCTCCGCCAGTCCCCGCGGTGGCCCGGGCCAGACCTTCGACAAATCGAAACGCGCCATGCGGATGCTGAAGGTGCCGCACTTCCAGGTTGATGATGCGATCTACGCCGACGAGGTCCAGCAGGTCCGGGCATTTGGCCAGGAAGTCGCCGTTGAGCGGCTGCAGCAGAAGATCGCGGACCGCGCAGCGGAAGCGAGCCAGTTCTTTGCGCTCACGGAAGAATACCACCGGCTGAACATCCTCAAGACCGGCCAGCTTCTGGATGCCGATGGCTCGGTCCTCTTCGATTATTTCACCGAGTTTGGCGAAAGCCAGCAGGCGGTCGTGGATTTTGATCTCGACAATACCAGCGCCACCGACGGTGCCCTGCGCAAGAAATGCGCTGGGGTCATCCGCCAGATGGCGGGTATTCTCGACGGGCTGCCCTACACGAGCGTGATCGCGCTTTGCGGGGATGCGTTCTTCGATGATCTGATCGGCCACAAGGAAGTGCGCGAGACCTATAAGGGCTATGCCGACGCCGCCTCGCTGCGCAACGCCTACATCAACTCGGGCAATTCCGGCATTTATGGCGCCTTCGAGTTCGGCGGCATCACTTGGATGAACTACCGCGGTGGTCAGAATGTCGGCATTGAGACCGACAAGTGCCATCTCGTGCCCATGGGCGTGCCCGGTCTCTTCCGAACGGTCTATGCCCCGGCCGATTACATCGAAACGGTGAACACGCCGGGCCAGCGGCTCTACGGCAAGCAGTGGGAAATGCAGAACGGCAAGGGTGTGAACCTCGAGTTCCAGATGAACGCCCTGCAATACTGCACCCGACCGCGCGTGCTGATCCCGGGCAAGCGGACGTAATGGTATTTTGCGGTTGTCGTGCTTGCATCAGCCGCTTTTGCCTCCGACATTGTCACCAAACTGGGCGCTCTCGTAGGCCTCCACAGCGTGCACCAGTTCTTCAAGCCGTACTTCGGCGGCTGAGCCAGGAGTGGCGTTCCAAAGCCGTTCTATCTCCTGCAGGGCGGCTCGATGCTCGTCGGAGTTTGTGATGGTGTTGGGTTTCATGGTTCCGCCTTTCTCAGTGCTGGAAATATCATGTCAATTTTTGACGACTTGGATGCGCTGACCAGCGCAGCAGTCAAGGGCGTTTTCGCCGAACCTGCGCATCTGCGCCCCCGGTTGTCTGCGCAATATGCTGAGCGCGCAGCGGACCCGGATCGCGCCGAGGTCACGGTTCATGGCATTTTCTCGGCGGGTCCCGTGAAAGACGACCTGCGGGGCCAAGCGCGGGTTGGGCAAATGTCGGGCACAACCAAGCTCGCCTCGACCGCCGCTGAGTTCTGGATCGCCAAGGCACAGATCGCTGCGCTGACGGCGCTCCCGGCCAACGGTGACACGGTCACACTCACCAGCCGCGCGGGCAGTCCGGTCTATGCGATCAGCGCGGTTCGTCACACGGATATGGGCGATCTCACCCTCATCCTTGTTCGAGAGGATCCAGTCCCATGAGCCTGACCCGTCTTGTCATGCGGCTGGCTGCTGCTCGCGCGCTGCGGGATCGCACCTTGGCGGGCGCACGGGTGTTCGACAGCGCGGTGGACCCGATTGATCAGACCATCGCCGAAACCCGCCAGCCGCTTCTGGTGCTGACCACCGATGAACACGCGCTCGACGTCACTGGCCGCGATCTCAGCAGTGGCCCCCATCGCTGCGATCTGGTGATCGAGATTGCCATAGCGTCCCGCGTCGAAGTACCCGCCTCGGACGGGGATGGCGGTCAGATCAGTATCGCTATTCCACACACAGATGAGGGGATGGAACTGACGCTGGACATCATGGAGCACCAGGTCACGCGGGCGCTGACCCGCGATGACACCGCCTGGTCGCGCGCCTGGATGAAACTGGTGCCACGTATCACACAGCGTCTGTCGCGGCGCGGGGCCTCGTCCGAGAACGGCATCCGCTTCGCTGCGCGGCAGCTGGTGCTGACCTGCGATCTGGTGGACACGCCGGTGGCCGGTGACACAATTGCGCCAAACAGCGCCTGGGGCGACGTGCTCGTCCTGATGGAAGCCGATCCAATACTGGCCAATATCGCAAGCCTGCTGCGCGTGGAGATGGATGGCACACCACTTGCAGATTGGCGCCGGGCTGCGGAAACACTCGGTATCCCGCTGGAAGTGGCCAACCAGATCGGCATCGGGCCGGTCGAGGACCTCGATGCGGATCCGCAACCGCTCGCGGACATCACGTTTCTGGATTTCGACCAGACTGTCGTCTTCGAGCAGCAAGGGGCATAGCCATGGCAATCCGGGAAATCGTCGAGCTGGTTGCGCGTGTGACCGATTTGGAGCGCCGTGTCGCAGGCGTCATGCGGCATGGCTCGGTGGCGGAGGTCGATCCCGAACGCCAGCGCATCCGGCTGGATTTTGGGCTGACGCATGGCGGGCAGGGCCGGTTCCTGTCGCCCTGGCTGCCTTATGCCCAATTCTCGGGTGCGTTGCGCGTGCACACGCCGCCCACGGTTGGGCAGCAATTTACGGTGATGTCGCCCACGGGGGATTTCCAACAGGCGGTTGCGGTGCCGCTGACCCATCATGCGGGCAATCCCAGCCCCTCAACGGCGGGGGATGAGAATGTCATCACTTACGGCAATGTCCGGATGACGCTCGCGGATGATCTGGTGCGGATCGTGGTGGGTGGCTCGACGCTGGAAATCACCAGCGAAGAAATCAAGGTCATCACGCCGAAGTTCACGGGCATCAAGGGATGAGCCGCGGCATAGCTGTTGTCATGCTTGACACCGCAGGTGGTGCGCAGATGGGAAGCCAGTTTGCCCCATGGACTGTCGAGGGCCAAGTGATCGTCGGGATTGGTGATCTGGTTCAGGCCCATGGTCTTACGCCTCATTCACCTCCACCGCCCATG